GTTCAACTGCTTATCTAACTAGCACTTTAGAGTATAAGCCAATTTCATTCTCACCTAAAGAGATGATGTACGGAGAAGCAATTTTCAACCTGGCAACTGAAATTGCGCGCCTTTGCAATGTTCCTGCCTATTATGTTTCAGCAGATCAGAACAACTCAATGACTTATGCAAATGTGCAAGATGAGCGCAAGCAATTCTTGACACTATCTTTGCAACCATTTATTTCAGCCATTGAAGATCGTTTATCGATGGACGACATAACTGCTCGCGGCAATGTTGTCAAGTTTGATATTGATAAAAACTTCTTGCGCACTGATCCATTACAAGAGTTGGCAGTTATTGAAAAATTATTAACTCTTGAACTCATTACTCAAGAACAAGCAATGGAAATGACAGATCTAACACCTAACGGAAGTCAAGGTATGGAATGACCCAGATAATCACCTTCGCAGCTGAACTAACAGCCGATTCAGCCAATCGCACTATCTCAGGCAAGATCGTGCCTCTTAACATTGAAGCAGGATCAACCAACATGGGCAAGGTTATCTTTGCCTCTGGATCAATCGAGATCCCAGATCCTAAGACCATAAAACTATTAAACCAACACGATTCCAAAAAGCCTTTGGGTCGTGCAATTAGTTTTTCTGAGTCAGAGAACTCCATCGATGCTGTATTTTCTGTAAGTCGCTCACAGCGCGGCACAGAAGCCTTGATCCTTGCCGAAGAAGGATTGCAATCTGGATTAAGCATTGGTGCAGAAGTTCTAAAGTCAAAGATCAAGGACGGCGTGACTTATGTATCCGCTGCTCGCTTGGTCGAAGTAAGTTTAGTGACTGAGCCAGCATTTAAGTCAGCCCAAGTCACTGATATTGCAGCAGAAGAATCTGTTGCAGTAGAAGAACCCCTACCAACAGAAAGCGAGATAGCCAACGTGGAAAATACCACTCCAGCCGTCGAAGCAACACCAGTTGAAGCACAAGCGGTTGAAGCTGCTCGCCCAACTGTCACAGCAATGGCTTACACAAAGCCTCGTATCGAAATCACAGCTGCTTTGTTTGCAGAAAACTCAATCCGCGCAGCACTAGGCGATGAAACAGCTCGTCAGTACCTACGCGCAGCAGATGACACAACAGACAACGCTGGTCTTGTACCAACTCGTCAACTGTCTGAAATCATCAACCCACTAGGCACAACAATCCGTCCATCAATCGAAGCAATCTCTCGTGGAGTGCTACCAGATGCCGGTATGACATTTGAGATCCCAAAGATCACAACAATGCCAACAGTTGCAGAAACAGCTGAAGGTTCAGCATTTTCTGAAACAGATCAAGCATCATCATTCTTATCAGTAACAGTTAAGAAGTATGCTGGACAACAGACATTCTCAGTTGAATTGCTAGATCGCACATCTCCAGCATTCTTCGATGAGCTAGTTCGCAACATGGCAGCAGCTTACGCAAAGGCAACAGATGCAGCAGTTCACGCAGCACTTGTTACAGGCGCAACAGCTGATGGCACAACAGTTACAACATACCCAACAGCAGCAGAATTGCTAGGAATCATTTCTCGCGGTGCGGCTTCTGTTTACAGTGCAACAGCAGGATTGCCAAATCCATTCGCTCGCAATCTCATTGCTAATACTTCACAATGGTCAAACTTGATGTCATTAAATGACTCAGGTCGTCCAATTTACAACGAAGTAACAAACCCAATGAACCAACCAGGCTCTGCAACTCCATCAGCTCTACGCGGTCGCGTTGCTGGTCTTGATCTATATGTAACTGCAAACGTTGCATCAACATCAGACACAGACAAAGATGGATCACTACTTATCGTGAACCCAGATGCTTATACCTGGTATGAGAGCCCTACCTACCGCCTACGCGCGGAATCAACAGCAGCGGGTCAAGTAACCATCGGTTACTACGGCTTCGGCGCAATCGCAACTAAGGTTGGCGCGGGCGCATTCAAGAACAACAAGGCGTAAGCCCACTAAGTCGCTGAGAGGGGGCATAGCCCTTGCCCCCTCTTGGTCTTTAGAAAGGAATTGGAATGTCACTCTGCACAGTAGCTGAACTCAAGAGCGTTCTCGGCGTTGGCTCGCTGTACCCAGATGCAACAATTCAGGAAGTCTGCGATGCCTCAGATGCAGTGTTATTGCCAATGCTATGGAGTCCTACTTATTTTGCAGTAGCCCACGAAAATGTTGTTGGTTCAGGAACATTGTATTTTAACGATCCTGTTAAAGAGATTTTTTATGTTGGTCAAACTGTAACAATTACAAATTCTGGTACTAATTACAATGGAAGCAAAGTAATCACAGCAGTTGGTGATTACTCAATTAGCATGGCTACGGCTCATGCGACTGCTCAACCTAAGCATGCTATTGCGCCTTATGGCTCAGTCGCTTCAAGAACTTACACAGACTGGACAGCCGACATGGCTATTCAGAATGCCGCTTTAATGATAGCTGTTGAGATCTGGCAAGCAAGAACCAGCACTTTGACTGGTTCAAATGCTGTTGATTTCCAGCCCTCACCTTACCGAATGAGCGCACAGCTTCTCGCTAAGGTCAGAGGATTGATCGCACACGCGTTAGACCCTCGATCAATGGTGGGCTAATGCCAGCAGCGATCACTACCCTTCGAACTACACTCGCAACTGCCCTAGTTGACAACTCACTTTGGCAGACTTTTGCTTTCCCACCTTCAGTTGTTCTTGCTAATTCAGTAATTGTGAGCCTGGACGATCCTTACCTTACGCCTACAAATAATTCGCGTAACACAGTTAGCCCAATGGCTAATTTCAAAATTATTATTACAGTTCCTTTATTCGATAATGAAGGCAACCTAAACGGCATTGAAACTAACCTGGTTAGAGTCTTTAACTTATTATCAGCTAGTTCTTTGTCCTATAATGTAGGCAGTGTATCTGCCCCAAGTATTCTCAATGCTGCATCGGGTGACCTTCTCAGCTGCGAGATGTCCGTATCAATTTTAACGAGATGGGAATAACCATGACCGAGTTAGAACAATGGGAAAAAGAGAATGAAGCCTTCCTGATCAAAATCGGTCAGGTTAAGCCAGCGGCTGCAAAGCCAATAACTAAGAAAGACGAGGAATAAACCGATGTCAGTATATTTGAGCAACGGAGTGGTTCTTACTGTTAATGCGGTAGATCTCTCAACATTAGTTTCAAGCGTAACAATTAATCGTGCTTTTGATGAATTAAATGTCACCGCGATGGGCGATTCTGGGTATCGTTATGTGAAGGGGTTAGAATCTTCTTCAATTACTATCGATTTCTTTAACGATGAAGCATCATCTAAGACTTTGCAAACACTAAACAGCAGTTCAGTGTGGGGCAATAATGTGACAGTTACAGTAAAGCAAAATTCAGGTGCAACTTCAGCAACAAATCCACTTTACACAATGACTTGCTTAGTTAATAACACAACCCCAATTAACGGTGCTGTTGGAGATATTTCAACTCAATCCGTCACTTGGAATGTGTCTGGTACTATCGCAATCACCACTGCTTAATCTATTAGAAAAGGGCTAAAAAATGGCAAAGCTAAAGATCACAAGGGCAGATGGCTCTGTATCTGATCATCAGATAACTCCATCGATCGAGTTCGCATTCGAGTCATACGCCAAGAAAGGCTTTCACAAAGCCTTCCGTGACGATGAAAAACAGAGCGATGTTTACTGGCTTGCTTGGGAGTGCATTCGCCGTTCAGGCGAAGCTGTCAAGCCATTCGGCGTTGATTTTCTAGACACACTCTCAAAGGTGGAAGTTCTAGATGATGACCCGGAATTATAGGGCGTGACTCTTTTACTTACTTGGTCGCAAGATTAAGTCTAGAAACGAGTATCGCGCCTAACGAATTACTCGAACTTGATTCGAGAATGTTCAAGGCTTTATTACAGGCAATGAAAGATCGAAACAAGGAGATGAAAGATGCCAGTCGCGGTAAAGGGCGCAGTCGCACTTCGTAAATCTCTGCGTGAGTTCACACCTGATTTAGCCAAGCAATTACCAAAGGAAATGGCGATAGCCCTGAAGCCCGTTGTGAAGGCGGCTCGGGGCTATATGCCTTCTGATAATCAGATACTTAGTAACTGGCGACCAAGGGAAAACGGTCAAGGCAGATTCCCTATTTACACAGCTAAGATTGCTAAAACTGGTATTAGTTACAAAACAACACCTTCAAAGCCTAATCGGCGTGGCTTTAGGTCGCTAGCGCGTTTATTAAATAAAACTGCTGCTGGTGCGATATATGAAACTGCTGGTCGTAAGACTCCAGACTCGATATTTGTAAAGAATCTGAACAATAAATATTCGTCAGTCCTCAAAGGTGAATCGAAGATGCAAGGTCGTGCCTTGTTCCGCGCTTATGAAGAAGATCAAGGCAAAGCACAAGATGGCGTATTACGAGCCATTGATAAAATTAAAAGTAAGTTAAACCAGAGAGCGACGGTGCGCGGCTAATGGCTAATATTGTTATTGATGTCGCAGCTGAGTTCACTGGCAAAAAGGCCTTTGACCAGGCTGAGAAATCTACAATCAACTTACAGAAAAGTGCTAAAAAACTTGCTGGCGCATTTGGTATTGCTTTTGGAACTCAGGCAGTTGTTAATTTCAGCAAAGCAGCAGTTAAGGCTTTTG